GGTTTAGATATTGGCTTTTACTCGACAACACTGAACTTGTCAATAACAGGAATACCAGACGGCTCTTTTATGACGGTGTTGGATTTGGCGGATGGGACAAGAATACAAAGACAGAACGAAGTTTATAGCGCTGGTTCTGCGTCAATACTATTACTAGTTCCTGCTGGGGCTACTATAAAAGGGTATGTTGATGATGTTTTAGATCCAAGTTCGAATGGCGCATATATTGAAGGTGTAACGGTGTGAGCGTTAATGTATGGCAAGCGCCCAACACCTGGTCACAAGGTGGCGCATCAATACCTGTTATAATGAATCAACTTAGAAATCAAGGAATCAGCAAAATGTGGCTAAGACAATCTACAGCAAGCCAGGAGATTAGCTTAGGCCAATTTCTTAATAGTACGAACGGCAATACCGAGGAGGACGGGCTAACTATCGCTAATACTGACATAAAGCTCAGAAAAGGCGGGGCAATCACATTAGCAAACAAAAACTCAGGTGGTGCAACAAATATATCTAACGGCGTATATCATGCGACTTTAGATGCTACAGATACGAACACGTTAGGAATGCTTGAAGTTTATGTTCATGTTTCAGGTGCGTTAGCAACAAAGGCTGTTTACATGGTCTTGCCTGCCGCAAGTTATGATGCTTTAGTAACTAATGGGTTAAATGATTTATCTGCAGCTCAAGTTAATGCTGAGTGTGATACGGCTCTATCTGATTATGACGGACCGACAAATGCAGAGATGGTGGCGAGAACAATATTAAGCGCCAATTACGCAACAGCATCAAGTTTAACTACCGTTGATTCTAATGTTAATGCTATCTTGACAGACACTAATGAACTACAAACAAACCAAGGTAACTGGTTAACAGCTACGGGATTTAATACAGTAGTACCTCCATCAGTGGCACAGTTTAACGCAAGGACATTATTAAGCGCCGAATACTCACAGTTTGATTACACGACTAATGAGGTAAGCGCAGATACAGTTAAGGTTAACGGATCTAGTGTATTAGGTAATGGTACAGCATCTAACTTATGGCGCGGTAGCTAATGCCAAGCTTTAGTAGTTCAGCTTTCGATATATTATCATTTGATACTTTGTCGTTTGATATAGGTGAGCAGACAAGTCCGTGGACAGATAAAACAAGCGCAACAACTAATTGGTCAGATAAAACTGATGTTACAACTACATGGTCAGACCAAGCGCCAGTTAATACAATATGGACAGATAAGATGTAATAAGTTATAATAAATAAAAATCCTTCTCCTTTATTTTTACCCGCTAGTTACTCTCCTTTCTAGTGGGTTTTTTATTGTGTACGATAAATGATATACTGTAACAAATAACTAAGTCGAATAACCATAAGGACTCGATAAGATGAAACGCGGAGAGAATACAAAAAAGACCCAGCGAGATATAAATAAAGAGGAATTAAAACGCTATTTATCTGAAAGGGGCAAGCTTCACTATATATTTGATAACCTAGAAAAACTCGAAGACCTAACAGTAGAGATGGATTCTGTTACGGTAGCAAGATTAAATTCAGCAAATTCAACGCGTTTGTCACTACTTAAAAAATACCTACCTGATGAAAAATCTGTTGAAATTAAAAACGCTGAAGGTGAGACATTCAAGAGTGATAGCAAATGGACAGTAGAGTTTATCAATGCCACTCCTCAAGATTAATAAAAAGCTAGAACCCTTCATAACAAAACCAAAGCAATTAAAAATAGCCATAGGCGGAAGGGGTTCAGGCAAATCTATTGGTATAGGTGACGCACTCACTTTTAAGATGGCAACCGAAAAGGCTGACGTTTACTGTTTACGTGAATTCCAAGACTCAATAGCTGATTCAGTTCATAGGGTGTTTGAGGGTTCTATTAATGACAGGCTAATGCTTGAAGGATGGAACGTACAAGAGAAAAGGATAATTTCTCCTGATGGTGCGGTGACATCATATAAAGGCGCATCAAGAAATCCTAACTCTATTCAATCAGCTCAAGGCTATAAGTATTCATGGTTTGAAGAAGCTCAAACAATGAGTCAAGCCTCTATTGATAAATTACTCCCTACTATTTTACGTAACCCTGGAGCAGAGTGTTGGTTTAGTGCTAACCCTCAATCAAGCGCTGATCCATTTAGCCAAAGATTTATAGTGCCCTATCTTAGAGAGTTAGAGCGTAACGGATATTATGAAGATGATTTACATTTAATTATAGTTGTTAACTGGCGAGATAATCCGTGGTGGAATGACGAGCAGGAAACGTTAAGGCAATGGGATTATAGGAATCTATCAAGAGCTAAGTACGATTGGGTATGGGAAGGTAAGTTCAATGATGAGGTTGAAGATTCAATTGTCAAAGCTGAATGGTTTGATGCTTGTGTTGATGCTCATAAGTTAGATAAGTTAAAAGAAGTATTTAAACCGTTAGGGGCTAGGATTGCGGCACATGATCCAAGTGATACAGGTAAGGATAACAAAGGCTATGCAATGCGCCATGGCTCTATTGTTCAGCATATCTATGAAAAGAATTCAGGCGAGATAGACGTGGGCTGTGATTGGGCTACTAATTTAGCAAGAGAGCACAAAGCAGATTGGTTTATATGGGATGGTGATGGTATGGGCGCAGGATTAAAGCGTCAAGTGTCAAGCAACCTAGACGGAACAGTTATAAAATATCAAATGTTCAAAGGCTCGCTATCAGGCAAAGGACAGGACAACGCTGAAAAGGTTTATCAAAAAGGCTACGGCGATAAAAAGAATGACCTAACGAACGCGGAAGTATTCAAAAACAACAGGGCGCAATATTATATCCTACTAGCTGATAGATGCTACAACACTTATCGCTGTGTAGTTAAAGGTGAGTATGTTGATCCAAGTGAAATGATAAGTTTTGACAGTGACGGGATAGAAAGTATACCGGCGTTAAGGTCTGAGTTATGTAGAATACCAAGAAAGAATAATAGTAATGGATTACAGCAATTAATGAATAAGCAGGAAATGAAAAGCCAAGGGATAGACTCCCCTGGTATGGCTGATTCTTTAATGATGCTGATGTTCGTACCACCACTAAAGAAAAAGCGTAAAGCTTTGAATTATAGTAAAACTAGTATCGCGTAGATGGACTACTGCCNGTTGTATTNCCAAANCACCGAGGGGCTGACAGCATTTTAACAGCCTTCTTGCCACACTCGCATTTGATAGATTTAGTTTTACTATCTATTAGCTTTTCGGTTACTTTGCCACATTTATATTTACATTCACATTTAAAGTTAAGCATTATTTTCATTTGTTCGATCCTCTAAGCCTTTGCACATATCTTCTAATTGAGTAACTAAGTCTTCGTTATTACACCTTGCTGTGTACGTGGCTATTCTTATCCCCCACCTATGGCATGCGTCCTTAACAAGCCAGCCTTTTGATGTGAGTATTCTTGTCGCGTTATGTTTTATCATTACATACCTCGTTAATGCGTGTATTCAATGGCTGATTATCGCATATTTTAAGGGAATAATAAAACAGTTATAATATTACAATACTCTCCAACACTTACCGAGCTTAGTTAATGCCTAAAATGTCAGAGCGTGAATTGATCGCTATTCTTCAATCAGCAGAGCAAGACGCTGCCATTTATAACGGCGAGTTCATGTCTGAAAACGTTAGCTATCTTAATGGCTACTTGGCTAACAAAAGCTTTTTCCCTGCTAACGATAATGAATCAAGTGTAATCTCGACAGATATCGCTGACGTGGTTGAGGCTGATATGCCTAGCCTAGCCCGAATCTTTATGGGTTCAGGTGATATTATTACATTCGAGCCGAACACAGAAAACGAAGCAGAAGTGCGTGAAGCGGAAGAGAAAACAAAATACGTTAATTGGATAGTACGTAATCAGCCTGAATCATTTCAAATACTTCATGCTTGGCTTAAAGATGCTGAGATACAAAAGAATGGCGTAGTTAAATACTTTATTGATGACAGTAAAGAAGTCGAAGAGGTTTCGTTTACTGGCGTTTCACCTGATGAGTTACAAGAAATCATCGAGAGCTTGCAAGGCTCAAAGGTTGATAAAGTTAAAGTTGAAGCTACTGAGCGTAGTGATGCTGAAGAAGGTCAACCAATCGACATTAAGTTTCGTGTAACTCGTGAACAACAAAAAGTATGTATTATTAATGTACCTCCTGAATCATTCTTAATCACTAAGAACGCTCGCTCTATTGAGGATGCTGAATTAGTAGGCGACAGAATCAGAAAGACTCGCGGCGAATTATTAGCTGACGGGTTTAGCCGTGATTTAATT